TACTCTTTACAACTTACCTAATCCAAAATATATACCTGGTGATCTTTATAGTGGTTGTAAGATGTTATATTTACACTTTTATTTTGGTAATAGTTCGCATGGTGCTAACAATGATTATTTTGGCAGATATACAGGCACTTCCTCTAGAAATTTTTTAACTCTTAATAATACAGTTCCGGCACTTATATCTAATCAGAATTTAAAATACCAAGGGTGGGGGTTAAATCACAGAACCTCTTATATAGTGCCTTTATTTAAATTTAATCCACCGGCAACTGGTTGCAATTTTGCTAGTTTTAATCCTAGTGAATATAGAGATAACGAGGTTGTAAGGTTACCACATGGGCACAATAAACTTGCTATTGTTACTTCATCAACTGAAAATGGTAGTTATGTTTATATTAATGGAAAAAAGTATCCTATATATCTAGTAGATACTCCTTTACAAAATTTGTCTGGAATAGGATTAACTGGTAGAAGTGATGATTTATTATTAGAGTATGGTTGGTTTGATGAACCACTAAGTGATTTAAATTTAAAAAAATTAACTGAGATATGATCAATAGATGGAAAAAATATGAATTAGATAGTTATGATCAATTACTAGAAATGACAGAAGAAGTTTCTAATAATAATATATTTAATTCAGTGTTTATTATTGGTATAGCAGATAATGAAAAATGGATGGTAGATGTGTTGTATAAAAATGATGAAAGTATATTAACTAAGTATGATGATTATTTAGTAGAGCCTACTATTGTTCAGTTGGAACAAATAGATGAATATAAATGGAATTAAAATGAACTTACAAGATTTGAAATTATACGGACTAAATTTTGGTGCCTTAGGCATAACACTAACAGATATAGAATTGATATTAAAAGTAATGGTATTAGTAGCAACTTTAGGTTATACAATACATAGATGGTATTTAATGAATAAAGAAAAATAGATATGGCATTTGGAGAAATATATAAAACAACTTGGTGGGGTAGTGGTATTCCTAACCCTATTAACTGGGGGTCAGTTTATGCTGATCTTTCGGAAACATTTAACGAATATAGTATGCAATTTGATGGAGTAACACCTGGAGAGGCAATAACAGCACCAGCATCTACTTACAATATGAACACACAAAACGGTTTTGGTTTTTATGCTTGGGTAAAAATTTCACCAACTATTTTAACTTTTGGTAATTTCGCCCAAAGATGTATAATTGACTTTAGTCAAGACATATATAATACTGCTAACGGAAAAGGTTATTCAATTTTTGTAAGAAAAACTGCTTCTACTTTTACTTTAAATTGGTTCTTTAAAAGGACTGGAGAAACTAGAGCAAATTGTAGTTGCATTATAAATTTACAGCCATATGATTTAAATAAACCAATACTAATAGTAGCAGGAATTGAACCAGATGGTTTAGATCCTCAAGTAAATAGTAGGCAAGTATTTAGAGCATACCAACAAGGTTTAAATCCTAATAATTACTATGAAGATAATAAACTAGTTGCCAATACTTGTAACCCTCTTTGTACTCCTTATCCAACTGGACAAAACTTTGTTATTGGAAATACTAATGATGCTGGAACAACTTCTAGTGAATTTGTAGGAGAAATAGATGAGGTAGCAACTTGGAAAGGTGCATTCTTCGGTTGGGAAAATGCGTCAGCAAATTATTTTGATGGTATAAATAATGAATATAGATTAGATTTAAATAGTTCTTCTTCCGGTTCTAGAGTAAGTGGATTATTCTTAAATAGTTGGTTTAGAATGGGAGATGGTGCAACCTTTAATGGTAACACTTGGTCTATTCCTAATGCTTCAGATACTTCAAGTTCGCCTGGTGCCGTTAGTGATACTTCAATGACATTAGCAAATAGAGTAAATCAAATAATTAATTAGATATGATAAAATTTTTAAGAAATACGGCAAATTGGTTAGAAAACTTAAAGTGTAATATACATTTATGGTGGAATAATAGTTTAGATAAATTAAAAAGCAATTGCAAATGCGAAAGATTAGAAAAATAATAATTCATTGTTCTGCAACTCAAGAGGGTAAAGACATTGACGCTGAGGAAATAAAAAAATGGCATTTAGATAGAGGTTGGAGAGATATTGGTTACCACTATGTGATCAAGTTAGATGGAACAGTTGAAGAAGGCAGACCTATAGAAATGAGTGGTGCCCACACTAAAGGCCATAATTTTCATAGCATTGGTGTTTGTTATATTGGTGGTGTAGAAAAGAAAAAGAAAAAAGTAAAAGGCAAATTAAAATGGATTGCCAAAGACACTAGAACTGATGCTCAAAAAGAAAGTTTATGTGATTTATTACTTAGATTAAAAGATGATTATCCTGGAGCAATAGTGCATGGACATAATGAATTTAGTAGTAAAAGTTGCCCTTGTTTTAATGCTTATTCTGAATATGCTTATATTAGTAATTTATAATGCCTAAGAAACTAAATATAAGTGAGTATAAATCTAAGAGCAGAAAAAGAAAAGGGATACATACTAAAACAAAAAGTAGTAAAGTAAAATCAAGTAAAAATTACCTCAAAAGATATAGAGGGCAAGGAAGATAAATTATGCCAATACCAAAACCAACAAGCGGAGAAAATAAAAGTGAGTTTTTAAATAAGTGCATGAATAGTGAAGTCATGAAAAAAGAATATTCTGCACCTCAAAGAATTGCTATTTGTTATGATCAATGGAATAAAAAATGAAAAAAATAATTTGTAATGTAATATATTATATAACTTTCAAGCAAGTTTGCTTAGGTTATTGTAAAAAATGAAAAAAATACTACAATTTTTTACTGGAGATGTTTTTAAGTCTGTAAGTGATTTAATAGACAATTTATTTACTAGTGATGAAGAAAGATTAGAGGCAAAAAGAAAAATATTTGATGTCTTAAAACAAAAAGAACTTGAATTACAACAACTACAAACTGAAGTAATAGTAGCAGAGGCAAAAGGTAACTGGTTACAAAGAAGTTGGAGACCTATACTTATGTTAGCATTTGGTTTTATTGTAGTATATTGTAAATTTATAGCACCATTATTTGATCTTAAAATACCAGAATTAGAAAATGAATTTTGGAATTTACTTCAAATTGGTATAGGTGGTTATGTTATAGGAAGAACTGGAGAAAAAATGATGAGAAGTTATTCTGAAACTAAAAAGTAGTATATATAATATATATATAATATAATATATAATTAATATAATATATAAAATTATTATAATATTAAAAAATTAAGTAGATCAAAATTAGTAAAAAAATTAGATAAAGTTTTTAGTGTTTATATTAGAAGAAGAAATGCTAAGAATAATATTGCTACTTGTATAACTTGCGGAAAAAAAGATCATTGGAAAAAACTACAATGTGGTCACTTTCAAAGTAGAAAACATTACTCAACAAGATGGGATGAAGAAAACTGCCAAGTGCAATGTGCAGGGTGCAATGTTTTTAGAGCAGGAGAACAATATAAATTTAGTGTTTGGCTAAATTCTAACCTAAGCAACAATACTAGTCAAAAATTATACAACAAAGCAAAAGAAACTTATAAGTTACATAACTTTGAATTATTAGATCTAATTAAGATTTATGAAAATAAAATTTTAGAATTAGAATAATTTTTCTAACTTAGTTGTGTCTTATCCTATAGACCTTGTTTTTTTGTAAAGTGGAAAGGGGTGTTAATCAAAAGTTAGCACTCTTTTTTTGTTTTATTAAATATTTTTCATAACTTTAGAACCTAAACAAATAAACATGACTGGACAAGAATCTCTTATTAGAGAAAAAATTCATGAGGTTGAGGCCTTGCGAAAAGATCGAATTAAACTAATTAGTAAAATACAAAAATTAGAACAAAGAGTAACAATTTTAGAAAAAGATTTTGCTAAAATACAAAGACAAGAAATAGAATTAATAACACAATTAAATACTTAAATATGGCAAAGACATACACAGAATACCAAAAACAAGAGAATAAAGAATTGGGGGTAGTAGAATTAGTTGATCACCCTGAAGAAATGACTTATTGTAATTTTATTACTTATAATTTATCTGACCAAAGTTGGTTACATGGTAAAATGAGTATTAACATTGATCAAGCAATTAAATTTTTAGAGAGCAAAAGAGAATGGTGCAAGAATAATAATAATGGTTACTTAATGATTGATAATAAAATTAATTCAAGCGGTAAAGTTTATAATACTTGGACAAATTATAGCAGACCTAAAGAACTTACAAATGAGCAACATTTAAAAGACAGAGAAAGTGGCAATGATGATATGCCGTTCTAGGAGTCTGTAATTTTTTTATTTTAGTTTAAGGGTAGGGGATTAAATTTCTTACCCTTTTTTTTTATAAATTTAACAAAAAAGCGATAAGATGATAATAAATTGGAACAAAACAAGAGAGTATTTAAAGGATGTAAGAAGTGGTAAAGTACAAGAGGGATATAAATTAGGGTTTGATGACATTGATCAGTATTTAAGATTTAAAGAAAGTAATTTTAATGTTATACTTGGTCATGCTAATGTAGGTAAGACAACTATAATACTTTATTTGATGTTAAGTTATAGCATTAAAAATAATATAAAATGGTTAATTTACTCAAGTGAAAATGAAAGTCATAGTATATTAAGAAAGTTAGTAGAATTTTTAGATTTAAAACCTATAAATAAAATTAGTGAACAAGATTTTAATAAGCATTTAGAATATATAAGCAAGTATTTTAAAATAATAGACAATAGCACAATGTACTCTTATAAATCACTTTTGGAATTTGCAGAAGAAATGCACTCAGTATGGAAATTTAATGGAATGTTAATAGACCCTTATAATTCATTAATAAAAGATAATAGTTTACTAAAAGGTTTAGGCGGTCATGAATATGATTACCAAGCAACAACAGAAATAAGAATGTTCTGTAAAAAAAATAAAGTTAGCGTGTGGTTAAATACACATGCGGCAACTAATTCACTTAGAGTAAAACACCCAGTAGATCATATTTATGGCGGACACCCTATACCACCATTAGCAAGTGATGTTGAGGGCGGAGGTAAATTTGTTAATAGAGCAGATGATTTTTTAGTAATACACCGATACACCCAACACCCTACTGATTGGATACAAACACACTTACACATAAGAAAAGTAAAAGAAGTTGAAACTGGTGGCAGACCTACACCAATAGATAATCCTATAGTAATGAACTCAATACCAAACAATGTAGGTTTTGAAATAGGAGGAAAAAAAATTATAGAAACTGAACTTAAAGACAAAGAAAAAATACCATTTTAATGAAAATAGAAGTAGTACCATTAGCAGGTTTAATTTTAGGAGTTTTGTTTTTTGATCAAAAGTGGCAAGATCAAGAGGAACAAACTTTTTTTGAAATAGTTATCTGCTTAGGAATACTTGGAATAAAATTTAGATGGTACGACTCATAGACAGATTAGCATTAAAAGATCAAGATTGGAAAAGAATTGTTAGATCATTTGGAGCAAGCAAAGAAGCAAGTCATGATATTGTCCAAAATATGTATTTAAAACTTGATCAATGGGAGAGAGACCATACAAAGAAAAGCATTTTATATAATGATAGAGAAGTTAATTACTACTTTGTTTTTAAGGTTCTAAGAACATTATTTTTAGATTATATAAAATCCAATGGAAAATATATTAAACCGGATAGCGACAAGTGTTTTAATAAGTCAAATGACTATGAGTTAAGTATGAATGACTTAACAGATGAGTTAAAAGAAAAATTAAGAAGAATGCACTGGTATGATCAAAGAATATTTAAAATAGTATGCCTTCAAGGAGTAAGCATGCTCCAGTTAAGTGAATTGACTGGTATAAGTTATTACTCTATAAAAAGAACAATAAAAAAAGTTAAAACAAATTTAAAATGAAACCAAACCCTATAGAAAATGTAATATTTAACCATTTTAGACAAAAAGAAAAAAAACAATTAAAAAGGATTAGAAAGTTAAAAAAAGATGGTTATATAGTATATAAAAGAAAAACAAAATGAGATTAGGAGATATAGTATTTTATTTTACTAAATATACTGGAATTAGATGGCTATGGAAAAAAATCAACCCTAATTGTGGTTGTGATCGAAGAAGAGAGGAGTGGAATCAAATCACATTTAACCGCAATAAAGATGGAAGAACTAGATAAAATAGATTGGGAAAAATTTCGTGGTAACACTTCAAATAGGATAAGTAAGGAAGAAGTTAAACTTATTAGTCAATTACATTCTAAATATTTTAAGCATAAATATGTAGTGCCTTGCTCATGTTCGCCTAAGAGAGTTCAGCAATGGATTGAAGACCTAAATGACATTTACAATGGAGTTAAAGACCCTTTATAAATTTGAGAAAGCAGTTATTCTTATATTAAATAATTTTGATGGTTGGCAGTTAGAACACACCGGCAGTAGTAGAAAATGCTATGATGCTATTGGATTAACACCTAAAGGAAGAAAGTGTATTATGGAAATGAAATTTAGAAATAAATATTACAAAGACAAAATGCTAGAAGCCGATAAATTTAATTGCATGATGAATGAGGATAAAGATGTAGTAAAAATATATTTTGTAAGTGACCCTAAGGGTACTTATATGTATTGGTTAGATGGTATAGAAAAAAAGTTTGAAACTATAAAAAAGTTTTGCCCTAAAAGTAGTAATTGGGCACAAGGAAGATTGAAAAAAGAAGTGTATTTGCTACCAGAAGATATAGCAAGTTATATTTATAAAATTAATTAAAATTTGTTAATAAAGTTTATTTATATTATTTTTAGCAAAAAACAAGGTTTTGAGTTTGCACGAGAAAATTACTAATCTAAAAGATTTTAGTTTTTATGGACACATGGGAGTAGTTGCTGAGTTACTAAAAAAAAATCATAATGAATTTACCGAAGAAGAATTAAA